TTTTCCTCCACGTTCCGCTCTGGACAGCATTTCGAACAAGTTCAATATCGTCACGTTGCTCTGGCGGAATTTCAACACTATAAATTCTTGAGTCTGTTGCTAGTGTTGCTGCTTCTTCATCTGACAACGAATAGTGACAGCTTCGTAAGCTACCATCTCTATTATTAACTATGTTAACACGTCTAGTAGGAACAAATCCGTCATCTTCACTTGCATTTTCAATCTGATCCCAAAAAGCATCATAATCGACTCCTTTTTTAAGAACTACAATGTATTCTTTTTCAGACATGTGGCCTACCTTAAATTAAGTTAGCCCAAGCACCATTTTCGTAGCCTTGGAATTTGTTATCGGTTGTGTTATAAATCATATCGCCATTTTGTGCTGCCAATGCATTACGTTGTGTAGTAGTAAAACTGGCTAAACGTAACGGACTACTTGTGACAATAACTGCGTTTGCGGCAGTTAGTTCTAAATTGTTTGCAGATACTATTTCTGAACTACCTACACCTCCTGAACTAAATGCTCCATTAACAGTTACATCATTAAATGTTACATCGTCAGTTGTGTTTAACGTTTGGTCAAAGCCCGCACCTCCTGTGGCAGTTATAGTAACAGCACCTGTTGCCTGGTCAATTGTAATACCTGTTCCTGCGACAATTGACGTTACACCACCACCTCCGGCTAACCCTGTAACAGTAACATCAGTAAAATCTACACTACCGCTTAGATATAAATCTTTAAATTTATGAGTAGGAGAACCTAAATCGTAAACACCATTTGCCCCCGGAACAACATTGGTTTTAATAGTATGATCTAAGTTAAATGCAGCAAGTATACTGTCAATCATTAGTGTTGAATCGTCAGCAAATACACTACCGACTAAATCACCAGTGTTGTTAACATCAACTGTGATTAATCCATTTGATAAATCTGCTGCTGTCACATATCCTGCATTGTTAAACAGCGTACTAATATTAGCACCTGGTTGTAGTGCAGTTCCTGCTAATGCTCCTTGCACACTTGTAGCAGCATCAGTAATGCCGTATCCTGCAATTGTAGTTGGAATAGCAGTTAAGTCACCAAATGCAACAGTAGTCAAATATCCAACGTTATTAGTTAATAGCCCAATATTGTCGCCGGGTACTAGTACATTTAAGTCATCTAATAAATCACTAAATTGCGTAGGACGATTACTTAAATCATTGTAACTACCTGTCACCGCAACTGTTGCAAGTTCTGTGCCACCTTTTTTAATACTTGTAGCACTTAGTACACCTGCTGCAACAGTACCACTAGCAGTAACATCAGTTACGCCAATAATACTGTTACCTGTAAGTTGTAGATTATCTCCACTGGGTATTTCTTTTAGTTTGTTGCCATCAGTTGCGTCAACTATTAGTGGATATCTATTTGCCATGTGTATTTTCCTCGCTTAGTGTATTTATTTGCTTTGCCATTATACTCTGCCCACAACTGCTTCAACTGTTCCACGATCACTATCAGTCTTAACTCCAACTGCTTTACCAATAACTGTTCCTACTTTTGGATCATTATCAACAACAGCATAACCTGGTATTGAACTTGCAATTAACATATCACCTTTGGCAACTGCACCAATTACATTAACTGGAACACGACCTTGTAATGCTACACAAGTTTTAATACCTGGGCAACCTGCGTTCATGATATAAGCACTTTGATCACTTACTACTCCAGCAACTCTTGTTGTACGGTGTGTGGTGCTTTCGGTAACTTCTTTATCACCACCAAATACCAGTACAGTACCTACAGCATATTCACGATCGCCTTCATAGTATTCTGCCAAGTCAGCGTAGGTTGCTTGCATACGTGATCCAGCAGTTAAACTCCAGTTACCTGTAATAGTACCTGCTGTTGCTGCTGCACCAGTTGTAATATTTGTAGTAGTTACACTGCCGCCTGTTGTAACAGTTGTAGTTGAACCTGCGGTAGATGCCGTTGTAGCATTACCGCTCAGTGCCGCTGTAATTGTACCAGCACTAAAGTTGCCGCTTGCATCTCGTAATACAATTGTACTAGCAGTGTTTGCTGTTGCTGCTGTAATTGTAGCCGAGTTTGCTTGGCTTGTAATTGTACCAGCATTACCAGATACATCACCAGTTACATTACCTACAACTGCTCCTGTAAATCCTGCACTGGTTATTTTACCGTATACTAAGCCGTTAGTAACAAATGTAATAGTGTCTGCACCACCAGCAGCAAATCCAGTACCTGCACCTAGTCCTATACCAGTCCCAGTTGAATTTTTCTCTCCAGGCGCTTCAATAAAACTACTGTAAATCCAACGCGATGCTATTGCACTTGTTTCTGCAGCAGCACCACCGCCAACTGTACCAAATGTACTGTTCGCTTGGAAAGTACTCTCAGTAGGAGCAACTGCCATATCGCCGACTTTAATATTACCGCCAGTGTTTATTTGTGGCTTACTTGCTCCGCTTGCTGTTAAGATTGTGCCTTGTGCAGGAGTCTTAAACGATATCGTTCCTGATACTTCTGCCAATACTTCGTATGTGCTTGTACCACCAATAATAAGTGCAGTTGCTTGTAGCTTACCATCTGCTGTTCGTTTGGCAATTGAGCCATTAGTATTATCAGTTGCAACTGCTGTAATACCGTAAACGCCGGATGCAGTTTGTATTAATGCATTACCGTTCGTAGCTGCTGTTGTAACAAAGTCACCGTCAGCTAAACCCCCACCCTCGTCAACGACTGTACTAAATGCAACTGCACTTGCTACGCCCGTACTAGCTGCATTACGTCCAATAACACTATCAGTAACCATAGTTGGAAGTTCAGCATAACTTACACCGCCGGCTTTAATACCTACAAAGCCATCAGTAATTTCAAAGTTAGCCTCATCAAAACTTGCTAGTCCACTTGCTGCTTGTTTTTGTGCTACTGTTCCTGATGGAGCAGCCGCTGCCGTACCAGCAAGAGTCATTGCTAGTTTACTTTGAGCAATTGCTGCTGCATCATTAACATCGCTGTTGATAATAGCTTGTGGTTCAATTTGTAAATTAATTTCGGTATTAGTACTACTACGAGTTACAGTAATATTAATATCACTGGTAGTTGCTTCAACTGCGTTAGTGAATTCATCTACTGGATTTTCTAATACTGCTGCTGTTGTACTGCCGGGGGATCCAACAACGCCGTTGTTAATTGGACTTGCAGTTGTACTAAACTCACCTACTGTTGTTAGTGTGTAAGTAATAATTCTAATGTTAGCATTTAATACTTGATCAAATCTTGATTCAAGAGCAACAACAGTACCTTGTGCAGTGCCGTCGGTAATAGTTCCACCTACTGTAAACAAACCAGGAGTTTCTGGAGTAGTTATTAGTCTACGTTTGCCTGTTGGAACTAATATTTGTTTAGCAACATTGCCTGCTGTAACTGCGTGAATTGTAATGTTTCTTAGATCGTCTAATTCGTCGTAGTTACTAACGGCCTGAACAACATAATCTTTAGTAGTTGCATCATTGTCATTAGTTGGATCTAACAAGTTTTTAATTTGCTTGCTGTTAGCATTTAAGTTAGCTTCTAGAGGAGTTGATCCGTCAAGTGCTAAGAAGCCTGGAGCATATCTACTTGTACCAGTTAATTGCGCACTGCCATTATGTCCTAATCTACGACTTACATAGTTTGCAACTGCTTTTTCTGTAGGAACAGCAGTATCTGATAAGTCTGTAAATAGTTCATCGTTGGAGAACTCGTCAATTGTAACACCTTCTTTAAAGCCCAGCGATGCTGCTCTTGAAATACCAACGTCCCCAGCAAAAGTAATACTACCAGTTGATTGGTCAACAACAAAGTACTTACCTACACGGAAGAATCCGTCGTTATCACTACTGATAAAGAATACTCTACCTTTGCGTCTTTCCCATACTTGTGCTTTACTTGCATCATCTTGATCAGTATATGCTCCTGCTTTGGCCGCTATGCCACCAATTGGTTGACCTAACAACACGTTAGGATAGTTACTGGTGTTAAATCCACCAGTACCAATTTCAGTAAAGTCGTGTCCTGTTGCACGAAGTAACGATATTGCAACTGTAATTTCAGCAGTTGAGCCTGCAGGCAATCCACAAATAATCGTTCTTCCTGTTGTAGGCGATAATTTAATACCAGCAGTAGCATTGCCATCAACGTCAGTTCCTGCAACTAGAGCAGTCTCGATATACCAAACACTATCAGTAGTAACCCAACGTCCTCCACTAGTATATGCAGTATACCCAGCACCATTTAGTGTATTAGTTACTCCAGCATCGGTGTAAAGTGCAAATGTGTTAGTTGTCACATCGCCAACATAATAACTGGTGTCATTTAATATAGTAGTACCACCGACCGAGTCAAATTCAACTCGATTTCCGTTGCTTAATCCGTGCCCTATACTTGTAATTACTACTGGATTTACATTTGTTACTCCGGTAATAGCACCGTATGTCATTGGACCATAATTAATAACTTGCTGTATTCTTCCAGCATATGCAAAAATCATACCACCAGTATAACCAACGTCTCCAGGTACTTTAATTGTTTGAAGTGCCGCATCTGTAGACTGCTGAACAATACGTACTGCATCCTTTGCACCTAATTTCTCAATTGCTAGATACGTGTCAGTTGTAGCGCCACCAAGTGTTCCGCCACCTGCAGGAGCACTTATTGATTTGTTTACGTAATCAATAGTAGGAACTACATAAGCGTAATCAGTATCAAATACTGCTTTAACTTCTGAAGCATTTAAATTCTGATTCTGATCATCTTTATTTGTAAAACTTGTACTTCTATATGTAGCAGTGTCGCTTTCGTCAAAGTTAATAGCAGTACTAGGGCGCTCAGTTATATCCTGTGTACTAACGCCGGTAAAAATAACGTTTTCGCCATGTCTGTATTCAATTATATCATCATGATTCAATGATCCTTGTAAGTCTGGAAAATAATCTAAGTTTGAGCCAGTTTCTTGAATAGTTAATCTATAAACATTATTACTAAATGTACCAGCTGTATTAGTAAACAATGTTACAATGTTTAAAATTACATCATTGGTGTTGTCAACGCCACCGATGTCTGCTCCGGATATTGTTATAGTATCGCTTGGAGCATAGTTAGCTCCTACATTAGTAATACCAGTAACAGTAAGTACTCCACTTGCTACTGTAACACTAAACACAGCACCTGTGCCTGAGCCTGTACTAGACTCTTGTGGCACATTCAAATATGTACCATCTGATCCTGGGGTTCCTGAACTATATGCTACTGCTTGTAAACCTGTTACAACTACTGCTCCACTGTCTCCGGCAACGCCATCACCGTTAGGATCTGATAAGTCTTGTATGTTAGTAATTTTATAGTTTAAGCCACCAGTAGCACCACCGTGGTCAATATATATAAATGCGTTTCTTAGTGGTGCCTCTTTAAAGTCATATAATGTGATACTAGTATCGCCTAATACGTTTGTATATCCACCGTAAGTAAATGCTTTAACAGGTTGGACCATGCTTCTTGCAATAGTAACCTGATCTGGAATTTCGTTTGGATCGGCACCTTCTGCAACTAGACCAAAGTTACCGTAACCATTTGACCCGTTAAGCGAGCGTATCTCAGAACCATTTGATGCATAATATGCAGCATGACAATAGTATGTAAACATACTAACCATCTCAGAGAACGCACCGTTGTTAGTTACAAGTCCATAAGATAGATCGTTAATTTGAGTAAAGTCATTGCCAAGTATACTTCTATTACCAGCACTTTGTAAGAAGATGTCTTGGATAACGTCATTAGCGTCGTGTCCTGCATCACCTATGTCGTCTGTACCTGTGAAATTCCATCCGCTACTAGTATTTGAACCTGGATCAAGATATATAACAGCTCTACCTAACGCACTATCATAGTTTGAAATAGCGTTAACTTGATAACGCTGGCCTTGGTAATAGAACGGCGCTGGAAGTTCTGGTAATCTTAATTTAAGACCTTGTGCCTGTCCGCCTACGTCTTGACTTTCAACATACAATGTGAATGCAGTTAGCGGTATTGAACCGTTAGCATCAGTATAGTTACCTGAATTTTGTAGAACACGCATTGGTATATTACCAGCAAACGCATCAACGTACATACCACCGCGGAATGCTTTCTTATTTTCACTCTTTGCAAAACACGATGCAGATTGAATGAACGGTGACTTAGTTAGAATTTGACCTTCTGGGTCAAGTACGCACATAAATCCGCCGTGTCCTTGTGCAGTAACGTTTCTAATAATAGTAGCATCGTCTAACATGAACACATCCATGCCTTGTGCATCATTGCGTTTAGGTGGATTATAATTTGCATCAAACGCAAATACAACTGTATCAATTAATCCGCCCACCATACTTACACTACTGTTAACAGGTTTCCATAGCAGGGTATTAGTTAGCTGTTGGTATTTAACACTTAGTATATCAGTATCTTCATCACTTGCTACTGCTACATGAGTTTTTAATGCTCTATAATATAGTGCTCCTTTCTGGACAAACGCACCTTGGAGATACGAAACACCTGCGGCCCAGGCCGGTTCTGCATCACCTAAACTTATGTTTGGATCGTAATCGGTTCCAACATTCTTAGTTGGAGCAACACCTAGAAGTAATTGTCCGGCAAGTGTAGCTATATGATTAATTGCTGCTGTTGTTTGGGTTTCCTGTCCGGCAAATCCTGAACTAACGTAACCTGACCAATATTGACCTTGATTTTCTAATGAGTATTCTCTACCACCTAATAATAGATCTTTTACAAGTCCGTCTACAATGTACCCAGTGTCTCTGCGACATTTAGTTTCATTATATGTAAAGTTTGCAAACGTAGTATCAATATAAGTTATAAGATTGTTTATTGTTGTAGTAGCACCTGCAACAATGCCTGCTTGTCCGAGGGTGTATTCTGACGCTGCCCATGCAGTACTTGGATATACTGTGCTTGCTATTCCTGATATTGTATCAGCTGCAATAACATCTTCAATAATTTGTACTAGTGCGTCAACTTCAGATGCTTCTGTTGCTGTTGCTGCTGTACCAAAAATATTCTGGCTAACAACTACTTGTAATGCAGTAACAGTAGCTTCAGTAACCACTGCACTTGCTATAGTTGCTAAACGTTGATATGCTCCTACAGTAGCAGCTTGTTGACCTGCACCTAATTGACTTGCTGCACCAACAAAATATGCTAGTGCATTTGTTATAGTTGCAGTATTACCACCATATAATACGTCATAGCTCAATGCATCAACAATATATCCAACGTCTCTTGAACACTTAGCTTGATTCATTGTATCATAAACAGCATTATGATTTACGTTTATGTATTCTAATACTTCTGCTTTTATAAATGCTTTGTTTACTTGTAATTGCGCCGATGCATTTACTTTATTTACATCGCCGGCAGTTGGTGCAGGAAATACTAATGCATTAGCAGACGTATCTGTACTTACAACGCCATTATTGATAATATCAATAATTTCATCAAATCCTGCATTAGATCTAGCTACAGCATTTGCACTTCCGCCATTGCCTGTAATTAATGTTGCTGCTGCTGTTTTTAAATATCCAATAGCAGCAAGAGTAGCAACAACTTGTGAGCCAATTGCAACATATGCATTTGCACGTTGATATGCAAGTCCAGCGGTTACACTATTATAATTAGTTCCTAATGCTACATCATACCCAACTGCTTCTAAGATAATCGCACTATCTCTTCTACATTTTGCTTCGTCATATGTTAATGATGGAAATGTACTGTTGATATAATAAATTACTTCATCTTGAATGAATTCTTTATTGGCCTTCATTATTGCCGCAGCCGTTTCGTATTTGCCAAGGTTGTTAATAGCAGTGCCAACATTTACTGGCTTAGTGTTGTCAGTTAGATAATGATACCCGAAGTACCCTTGCGTTTGACCAATTTGGTTAACAAACGGTGTTCCTGTTGTTGTTACAGTTAGTCCGTCAAATTCTTTATCTCTATAAAAATATGTATTTGCGTACACACTCTGTGATTGTCTACGCTTAGGACGAACAATTACTCGTCTAAATTCATCACCTTTTAGTGATACGTTTTTAGAAAGTTTGATTGGATAATCTTCTTCGTATATACCTGTTTCAACTCTAATAAGAACTTGTTTTGCCTTTACATAGTTACCGAGTTCAATTTCCTCACCAGTATCAAATTCAATAGGTGATAATAACTGCATAAAGAATGTAGTTGAATTAGTATCTTGTGAGAATGTAACAATACGTGCAATTGCACCTGTACGTTTACCTCTAAGTACTTTACCTGGAATAGCATCTGTGTTATCAGGATTTGTTTGATCTAATTCTCCACTAGTACTATTTGTAAGTTCGAGTGTGTATCTATTACCAAACGAAACATCAGAACCTGCTGCAATTCCGTTTGTAATGATATTTCTTATTAAACTAACATTGTTTGTAACTGATGCAGCGCCGCTTGGTTCTGCCCCGCCGGCGCTTCCGTCCCATACTTGTGCCTGACTAGTATCTTGTGCAAATTTAGTCTGATATCTTAAACCAAGATTACCACTAACAAACGGAGTAAATGCACTATTATCATATATAGTAGTTAATTCAACATCTGTATATAGTTCAAAACTACTAGAATCAATAACTTTTACGTATGCAAATTTGCCTTCAATTTCTGTCATACCGGCAATATTATCAAATGTTACTATATTCGAATTCTGCAATCCGTGATTAGTTGTAGTAGTAACTAAAGACGGTGTAACCCCTATACTTCTAACTATATCATCTATAGCTTTTTGATTGTACAATGTATTTTGTAAAAGAGAGCTTGTTATTAATGATCCTAAGAAAGCAAAGCTATCACTAGTTTGTTCTAACTGAGATGTAATAGCAATTTTACCACTTACGCTGGAATAATAACGTTCTGCTGCTGTTCTAGATAGATAGTTTGCATTACTACCGCGTTCGGCATCGATTCTAAGACTATCAACAATTAAGCCTAAGTCGCGCTCACAGGTTTCAATTTTATATTGAAACCCGGGATAAGTGTATGCAATGTATCCAGTTACTTCTGAAATAATAAACTGCTTGTTTAATCTTAAATTTGCACTAGTAATAACATTCACACCATTTTCAACACCTGCACTAATTGTCGTGGTAGGTGTAGTAGAATTTGAGTGTGTTAGTGTTTGGAAATATGGTCCAGGTTCTTCCGGAGCAGTTCTAATTATTTCTGCTGCTCTACGTGCTGCTGCGTTAATAGTTCTAAATGCATATGTTAGAGAGGTACCTTCTTTACCATTAGGAACACCTTGCATAGTGTCGTCCCCGATTGTACTAACGTTTAATACGGTCGGACTTGAGTAAGAAGTATTGTCTACATAATATTTTGTTGCGGCTTGTAAGTCGGAAGGATCGTTAGGAGCTCCGTCACCTGCTAAGTCGCCTGGGTGGTCGTGTAGATACAACGTACCAGTCATTGTATCACCTTGTCGTCTTGTGATACTAGTTCTAGGCATTGCTACATCTGATAAGAAATTGCCCGATAGTGTTTGGTCGTATCCGCTGTCTACTATTGTGTGTACATCGCCCGATGCAATTGTTCCTGTAACACTAATTTTGTTAGCGGCCGCTTCAAGGGCGCTTTCTGTTGCTGCGTATTCAGCAGTAGCATAAAGTGCAAACTGGTCGCCTGTTACATATCTAATGAAATATTCTACACCACTAGTAAGCGCCGCCGGAGCAGTATCTTCTGCATTGAATATAAATCCAGTGCCGTTAGCGCCACTGTCGTAACCGTGTCCGGATATAAACAAATTACCATCAATGTAATTTGTAATAGTTAAAGTATACTGTGCAGTAGATGCTGGCTCAGCAGCAACACGCACTGGCAATCCACTAGTGATATATCGTCTATCGGCATACCCCTTAGTAATAACAAGATCATCAATTGTATAACTACTAGTTCTGCCTGGCTGTGAGTTAAGTTGTGTAGCAGCACTTTCTGAAATAGCAACGCCGGCAATACCGAAGTTTGCAGCAGAAAGATGTCCACCTAATGTTGGTTTAATATTATCGTCAACTAGAGCACTAAATGTTGTTGATAATATAATTTTTCCAGGAACACTAATTACGTCAGCAGTAATACTATCGGGCTGTAATGCATCTAAATCACTATTACTTCCAATTTCACTGTATATAATTGCAGTCCCGGAAGCATCTGTTGTAATAATTTTTCCAGCTTCAATTGTTGCAGGTGTATCACCTAGTGTGGTAAAACTAATCTGTCCACCTTGTCCAAAGACTGCGTAAATTTCTTGGAAGTTTTCATTTACTTTGCGAAACGACTCGCGAATACTATCGCCTGTGCCGTCATTACCTTCAGTGCCGATGTTTACATCTTGTTTTGCCATTTTATGCTCCGTTAAATTGCTGGCTCAGCCAGTTTATCCATATCAAAATTTACGCTAACACCACAGCCGCATGCGGACTTTGCGTTAGGATTTCTTATCTCAAAGTTTGCGCCGATCAGTGATTTCACATAATCGACTTCGGTTCCTATTAAAAACATTATACTTGTAGCACCAACGACAAATTTGCCTTCGCCTGCATCTAATACAATATCTTTGCTATCTATTTCTTGTTGTGTAGCAACAGTGCCCCAGTCATATTCAAAACCGGCACAGCCACCACCTTTAAGGTTTAAACTAATTGCATAGCAGTCATTCTCTTTACATAGTGTATTGATCTGTGTTTTAGCTACTTCAGTTAGTGTACAAATAGTCATTTTAGCTCCTTGCTGTATGTATTTATTATTTAATTTTATAATCTTAATGTAAATATAGTTATGTTTATAAAAGAATTTAAAGAAGAGTCTCGGCACGTTCGTAAGAGCAAATTAGGAACAGAGCATCCTTATACTCGTATGTGTACTTACGCTGTATTTAGGTGTGATAATTGTGATGCAGAGTTCGTGCGTCCGCGAGGAAGTATGGATCCTAAACGATTAAACAATAACTATTTTCATGTTTGTAGTGAGTGTGATGCAAAGACGTTTGCCCAAAGAAAAGGCGTAGAACGCAAACAAGTTTGGAATATGAGTGCTAGTAGTTCTACACCAATTGGGAAACTTTAGTCTTCTTTTTTGTAAAGTGTCCATGCACCATATGCTATAGCGCCGTAAGCTGCTAGTTTAGCAAACGGTCCTGCAATTAGAACAACTACGCCAACACCGATAAGCATTGCGCCGTCCCATGTTGTACGTTCTTCAAGTCTACTTGTAATCCATTTCTTAATCATAATGATTCTCCTTGTTGTAAATACTTATCCTTAAGGAGGAAACATTATGTTTAATTGGATTAAAGATCTATTTGTATCAAAGCCGGCACCAGTTACTGGTTGGCCTTTTCCTACACAAGAAGCAGCAAACATTTCTACTGCTCCGAGTATAGTACAAGAACCTGTAGTTGCAACGCCTAAGAAAAAAGCACCTGCTTCTAAAAAGCCTACTGCTCCTAAAAAACGTGGACGCAAGCCTAAGAAGGTCTAATCATACCTTTTAACTGTTCAATTGCAGTTTCACAGCGAGTTAGCTTACGTTCTAGGACGGTTATAGCTGCTCGCTGTTTCCTTGACTGCTCTTCCAAACTTTGCACATAACGCTGTGTAGGAATCTGTTGTTCCATACCATTCTCAGCTATCATAGTAAAGTGATCACTACCTTGTGCTTTCAAGCCGCCACTAACACGATTTGGATTCTTATCCGAACTCTGGCTCTGCTGCGGTTTGTTGCGTCCGTACATTTTGTTTAGATAACTCATTGTCTTTTCCTTCGTAGTATTTATACAGCTCAATGCTGGCTAAGTTCTTGCATTTGCTCTCCGCCATGATATCTGCGTAGGGTAGAAAACTTAGTGCCCAATCATTTGTAGCGTTGTTAGGATACCAATCGCTGTGCGCACGTAGCTTGCCTTTCTTGTAACCTGCTTCTAGTAATGCTGGAAAGTCTGGCTTAGTATTTGTATCAATATCACCTACCCATTCTGCACGACTATAGCTGTAGTGTATTGCAGGGCGCACACCGCGCCAGCTATCAATTACACGTTTGAATCTATCGTCAGTTGGTAAGATGTATTCGTTTTCACGACATAGATGATGATGCAAATCTAGCACCAAAGCGAGATCGTTTGCAAGCTCAAGACTGTCTGCAATTCCCCATTTGTTTTCGTCGTTTTCGATTGTAATAGTGTTTCTTGCTTCCGGCGAGAGGCGTTTAAGGGCAGCTTTGATACCGGCTGGACCTTGGCGCCCACTGATGTGGACATTACACTTGAAGTCTTGAAACTTGCGGCCGTAGCCCATCCACCTGATGATGTCCGTATGGTACTCAAATTCTTCTATGCTCCTATCTACTATTCCAGCGTCATCGCTAGCCAGCACAGTGAACTGACCAGGATGCATAGAAAGGCGAACATCCAACGCACGAGCTGTAGCTCCCACTTCTGCAAATCTTCTTTCACAATAGTCTCTAACATGGGGAAGCCGCCAATACCAGCTCCAGTCACGCTGAGTGTAGACAGGCAAGCAATCGCTGCCGAGTCGTACCATCCTAAGGCCTTGCGGCAAAGTTCCAACATATTCAATTAACCTTTTGTAAGCAGCAATATTGTGTTCCATAATGTCCCACAAGCGTTGCTCTGCAATTTCTTTAGTCTGTCTGTTCAACCATTGTACTGTAGTCGACTTAGTATTTAGTGGCCGCTGAATTTCTTCTAGAAGTTTTTTAGGTTGAGTTTGATCTGGGTGCATGTACTTGCATGCAAAGCCAATACGCTCATAAGTCGAACATGTCATATTTTTTACCTTGTGCCTTAAGTTCTTGCCAATTAGTAGGATATCTGTAATCACCGTTTAGCAAATGTGTGCCTGAGTTTTGTAGTGCATATTGCCAGCTAGCCCACCAACCGTATTCTGGGCTCAGCTTTTTGTACCATCTTACAAATAGTATAACACGCTTTTTAATGTTTGTCAACGCCAATTGTCTACCACCCATGGATCTTTACAATGTTCAGGATTAGGATCTCCGTGGAACACACATACGCAACAATCTGAGTTTGGAACCACATGTTCGATTGTTGTCAATTCTCGTGTACCTCGAGTGCCACGACCGAGTAGTTTACTTTTACGCACTTCCCACTTCCAACTTTGGATCCAACTGTCCGGGTATACAGTTGCAGGATTATTTCTAGTTGCTTCATAGAGGTGGTCTTGATCTCCAAAGTGCTTACGTTGCACTGCGATTGGATCGCGAGAAAAGTCTTTCCAGACATAATCCAATTCTCCAGTTTTAAATCTTACAACACTGCTGTTGTACTTCTGCCACTGTGGCCGCATTACTCTAGTAAAGTCTCTAATTGTACACCATTTTGTTGGTTCGTACATAAAAAGTTTATCAATATTATTACTAATAACAACATCTAGATCCAGATATAACACTGTGCCTTTTAACGGAAGATCATTTGAAAACATGTAAGGTTTACACCACCACCCTTTTAATCCAGGGGGTAGTGGAATTATTTTAACGTTCGGATCTAATCCGTTTGTATCTTCAGTTAAGCATACAAACTCGTAGTCTATTGTACAATTACGTTTAACCATATTGTACAACCGATTAACATAATCGCTAGAATACTTTGTACCATGTTTTAAGCATAGTACATAGTGTTTATCTTTAATTAATGGATTAGAGTTGTAAGGCAAATCATAAAGTCCAGTTTCCTGATCAAAATCTGCAAGCTCTTGTAAAGCCTTTTCACGGGCCTTACGAAGTTTGCGTTCTTCTTTAGACTCGGTCCAGTTCTTCATTCAGCAAATGATATCTTTTGAACTTGAAAGGGTGTGTAGATTGCCGAGTTAGCACCATGCTCTGAACACTCTGCTGATTCACACCAGCAACGTCCATTAGACATTTCTTTAACTAATGCATCTGCAAAACGCCATGCATGTTCTGCAAACTTCTCTGCACCAACTCCGTCCATTACTACAACCTCTGCTAACCCCATGTTTTCAAGTTCAGCAAATTTGTACAAGAACGGATCTTCACGATCGATTACAGTCTTGTGATCAAAACTATCTTCTAGCCAAGCCTTCAAAGGTTTTAGCCCGCCAAAGTCTACTGCCCAGTTTTTGTTATCTAATTCTTTACAACCAAATGTAAATTTAAATGCTAAACTGTAGCCATGTAGCAAATGACAATGTGAATGTTCTGCGTTAGGTTGCCGGAACACTGCACTAAGCCCAATTTGATGTCCGTATGTTTTTGTCGAATAATAAGCCATTTTATACTCCTAAGTTAATGGAGTGTGCGGAATATTTATAGAGGGTCGAACACCTAGTCCTCTTACAATATACATTATATTACAAACTACTTATCTTGTCAACCGTTACGTTAGGATATTTCCAGGCTTTTGGTAATTCAAACGCATCATTATGTACAACAAAACTAACTTTTGGATAGCATTTAAAAACCATTCCTATTTGATGTATCCAATATCTAGGATCTACTGCTCGTTTGTTCGCGTCGTCGTAGTTGCTAGTGCCCTTGTACACGTTGTTTACAGTTTGCGTAGGACTGTACAAGTCAAAGCCTATTAAACGCACTGTAGGGCCCTTACACAGCTTTGCAGCCAGCAATACAGCATACGGACCGCTGCCCCATTGAAAGGGTTCGTCCCATCTTTCGGTTCCGTTATAGGGAAGTTTTGGAACAGCTCGAATCCGTTTAAATTGGTTATATTGAGCTAACCAATCTTGTCTAGTGTATACTAGTGCATAATCGTTTATACTATTATCAATTGCTTCGTTAACCATTCTACGATCAACACTCACTAAATGATCCATAGCGTAATCGCGATAAATTGCATTGCAGCCTATTTTGATGCCACTTAAATCATTAATGTTTATAGAGGTGCGACTTTCACCGTTGCCGAATACATACATACATCTATTTACTCTACTAAAAGTAATATGTTATCGTAGGTTTGGATTTTTGTTGTTTGGAAAATTAAATGATTGCATGTAAATTCTCCTGTAATTGATACTCGCCAATCCCCAGGAATCATATCTTTAGGCTTTTGTAAACTCCAAGTGTTGGGTACATTTTCGCCAGGTCGTGTATTTCTTACATACTGTTTTGTAAATTTGTCTAATGTTAACTTATCATCATCCTTGTATGCTACACCATAAACACGAGTACTTGCACATTCATGTTTTTTAGAACCCATCATTGCAAATTCTATCTCTTCGCCCGTGACTGGATTATTTGTAATTTCAATTTTAATATCTTGAAACACAAATGCATTATCAAATTGCATATAAGATATGCCTAGGGTAACAAGTGTTACCATACTAATACCACTTATTATATTAGCAATTGCCCTTGTTATTATAAATCGGTTACTTATCGTCATTTCTTAATGCCTTTACTTGTTTGTGTATTTCAACAAACTCTGTTTTTACTTCAAGTAAATTTTGGCTTGCCCTTGCCAAAGTTTTTATTAATTGTCTTATTGTGTAGATAGTCCAAAACCACCAAGTGGCTGCGGTCATAGCAAATAGACCAATCCCTGTCCAAAATGCTGTTGCAAAACTTATAATGCCTAGTGCTACTAATCCCATAGCAATAACTAAAAATACCGTGGGAACTAATCTAGCAAATAGATCCCATCTTTCTACTTGCATTTCTATACGTTTGTGATAGGCTTCTTCTTCTTGTATATTCATAAAATTGTGTTCCCTTACACTATTATAGTGTAAAGATATTTACACTCATTACTGAGATTATTAAACTCGAGCTTTATGAACTTATCTGTCCGAAGGGCTTCCATTCGCCTGGGGTGCCTTCTCTAATGCATACCCAACCTACGTATCCTGTTGGTTTAGGACTACTGTTCCAAACAATATCACCTAGTGCATATGATCCTGAAGTTGGGTGGCCTGTACCTACTTCAAACTTCTTACCCTGCATACGGATAGGTCCAGCAGTAGTAATGTCAGCGTCACTTGCAAAGTTTTTAACACCTACACCAATTTTGCCGTTAAACACTGCTTTAGATGCAAATACTACATCTCCACTTGGTTCAATACTAATGCGTTTAGTATCGTCAGTAACAATGTCTAATCCACTAGTAGTCCAAGTACCAATTTTAAATCGGTAGTCATCAGTTGCATCAATTAAAAATTCGTGGTCTAAACTTGCAATACTAAATGCACCGTTTGGCTCACTAATGCCCAACCCTAACCGCATACTATCAGCATCATAGAAGATATGTTCGTCAACAGTTAATGCACCGGCTACTCTTAGTGAGTCAAGTGTACCTACACGCTGTAGATTACTGTTAACAATTCCTAACCCTATACTGTCTTCGCTTATTACAGTTTGATTGGCAATGCGATATTCCTTACCTTTAGAAATATCAATTGTTTCACTACTAAACAATCTGTCCGGACTGCCTTGCATAGTTAGCTGTCTAGTATTTCCAGCACCTGTCCAAATTAATCCTTTGCTATAGATGTTACCACCTTCTGCTTTGAATTCTAAAGGACCTGTTCTTTCGTTTCTTACATCAGCACTAATCTCATCTACGTGTAATTTAGTTGCAGTAATCTCACCTTTAACAGTTAAGCTACCTTCAATTGTCAACGGGTTAACAATAGTGTTAACACGCAATACCGTAATAGTAACGCCATCGTTACCAACAAGTAACGTTGATGCAGTTGCAGTATCTTTAATACCAGTACTTGCAAAGTTAGTAATTACTCCACCGTTAATCTTATTACCTGATAATTGTCTATCAAGTATTTCAGCTTTTGGTGCAGGCTGTTTAGATATTGCTTCTACTGCTGCACTTACGGCAGCAAAGCCATTTCTCATTTCTATTAGTTTATTTTCCATATCGCTCATTGTGATAAATCCCTGCTGTTACAGTATTTATCACAATGAGTTATAGATTAAGATACCTTTAGTAGGATAGTATCGATGTTAATACGTCCATTCATCCTAGTATCTACTGCACTAATGTTATCAAGGAATGTACGCAACGCTACTTTGCCAGCTGCTTTGAATGCTTTAAGTTGTTCATCTGGCTTACGCAGTGTCTTTTGAATACTAAGTTCTTCGTTGTATCCAATAATAGTAGTGCCTTTAACCTGCAAGCCACTTGTGCCACGGCCCATTCCTGTTGGATCAATATTAGTTGCAACATACTTGCCCAACTTGCGTGTCTTAACATTAAATGTCCATAGCTCGTTTGCACCAACGACATCTACAGGATTAACACTTGCAAGTTTGTACTTGTCGTCTAGTTTCAAGAACTTCAACTTAGTAATTAACTTATCTGCACTCTTTGGCTTAGCAATACGCGGCTTGCGTGTAGCTTTTGACGCATCAATAATGTAGTCAAGTGCTTGCATCAAGTTTTCAATTGCACTTGTGTATTTTGCAATGTCTGCTTTCTTAAGATGTGTGTAACCTTCTTTGAGCTGTGCCCACATATCTGCTTCAAGCTCAGTCATTTTCTTTAACTGACCAGCAGTAGGCATACGATCTAGTTCTTCAAAGTCTAACAGTTCTTTTTCAAAGAATGTTTTCATCTTACGAGCGTGTGCTTGTGTAGTACCAGCTTTGCTAAAATGTACTTTAAAGTCAAATCCTTTTGGATCAAAGCCTGGCTTGTCTGTAATAAAGCCTTCTAACCATTCTTCAATAGGTTCAGCAGTTGCCCACGCTTGATCTGCAATGCGTTCTTGGATAGTAGGAACATATACTTTAGAACTTGCTTTTTCGTCTATTTTTGCTTTAGCAACTTCTTTAGCACCGCCTGCGATTGTTTTTTCTAGCAC